CTTGTACTTCGACCTTCGATAAATCTACTTCTACATTTGCGTAAGTTTCATTATCATCTGGACATTTAATTTTTAATTTTGCAACTTCACCAACTGACTTTGCTCTGATTTGTAGAAAAATAAATTCTAAATCAAATGTCGGTAATGCTGAAACATTGAGGTTGCCAAATGTACAGGCATCTACAATGCTTTTTAATGCGTTAGTGATTTGTTTGCCATCTTGTGATTCCAAGGCCATTAATAAAACTTTTTCTTCTTTTACAAGAAAAGGTCTATATGACACCTTCATATCTTGTGAGGGCAATGTCAACTCATACTTCGCTGTTTCTAATATAGGTAATGACATAATATCTCCTTGTTATATTATAAAAACGGTGGGAATACTCTACCACCTGTCGCTCTACCAATCGGTATGCTTCGTTTAACCTGGTTGAGTACATCTCTACCAGCTCTTTTTAGTTCTGGTGGTAATTTATCTAAAATGCCGCCAAATAAACCAAAATCTTTTGATGCTTTAATTGTAGGTACATCACCAAATGATTTACCTATTGTTGCATCTGCTAATTCACCAGATGTTAAGTTATACCAACTTCTAAAATTAAATGTAATTGGTATACTGACACCTTGGTCGTTTGCACCATAACTATATTCCATAGAACCAATAGTTGATGGATAAACTTCGTATAATCTTACTGCATATGTAACTCTATCTCTATCATCATTACTTTCAAATGCACCTAGTTGTAAAATATCAACTGTGCCAATGTAATCATCATAGAAGTTCATATTGTGGCTGCCTAAGTCATAGATTAACTTTTGCCACTCTTCAAAAAAAACTCTTTGTCTTAAAAACTTGTCACCATAAAAAGTCATTTCAATATTACCTGGAAAACTATAAGAGTATGGCATCTCTCTAGCAGGTCCATAAGTTTGAAACGCTGTAGTATTAATATCTCTACTAGGCATGGTCACTTTATTGGCCATCATACCAACATTTCGTTTCATTTCCATTTGATTGTATTGTTCAAATCTTCTATATGGTGGTGGACCAAATTCTGTTTGTTTTGTACCAACTGCACCTAGTTTATATTTTTCAGGTGGATTAAATACAACCAAGTATCTATTAGGTCGTGCAAGGCCTTCACCTTGGTTTATGTTTGCAATAAATCTGTTAATAGTGGATTCTCTACCACCGCCTGGTGCTCTCTTTAGCCTAGGGTCGCCTTCTACATTATCTAAAGACCTATCTCTTGGAAAGCCGATACGAATATCGTAATTACCAATTCTTCTACCACCTCTTAAAATTGCCATTAGATTACTCTCCTTGCAGCTGCAAATACTCTACCAAGTGTTGAACCTTGGAAGTCGGCAACTGGTAAATAACATGCGATAGCCATTTCGTCAACATCAATTCTTCTAAAGTTTGACCTTACTTGTCGCCACAAATATTTTTTAACTGCCGGTTTAATTATACTTTCACCTTTTAAATTACTATAACCAACTTGTAACTTTGTACTACTATCAAACTTATCATTACTTGCGTAAGTCTGTAGTTGTTCTAATAATTTAAATCTTACACCATATGGTAAATAGTGAAAATTAAGACCAACAAAACCACCTCTAAATGTATCTACAGGTAACACCAATGGAAAGGCGTCCCAATATGGTAACTTTGCTTTAGTCTTTGCGTCATAGACAAACATATTCATACGGCCAGCACTAGGTCTGCCGTTTAACTTGCCTTCTCGCATCAATTTATTCTGTGTTGCCTTATCGGCAATCAAAGAGGCTGCATTTCTGTACCATCTAGCAGACTTTAATTGATTATCTTGTAAATCTTTTAATGGGTCAAATATATTTGCCATACTACTATTTATATGATTTTTAAAGGCTCCAATAAAAAAGGGCACCCTTTCGGATGCCCTTTCAAAGTATTAAGATGTAATTGAGAGAGAGATACTAGTCTTCGTCTGCCAATTTACTGAAATATGATAAAGTATCATCTTCATCATTATCTAGTTCACTTCCAGCTGTAGCAGCCATAGACATAGCCGGTACATCTTCACTTTTCACTGTAGGTGCTGCCGTTGGTGGGAGGTCTACTTGGTCAGCGGTTACAGTGCTTTGTGTACCCGTAATCACCCTATTCAGTTTCTCTTTGAGTTCATCATAGGTCTTAAAATTACTAGGGTCAACAAATTGTTTTAGAGAATGTTGTTGTTCCCAAATTGCTTTAATTTGGTCATCACTTTCTTTAATCTGTGATACACTCTCAAATTCAGATTTATCATAGTTCCAATAACCATCAACTTTTCTTAGTTTCAACTTAAAGTTGGCACCTTTCCAAAAGTCAAATGGATTGATTGGTGTTTCATCTTCAAAAGCCGGTTGCATCGCTTCCGTAATCTTGTCAAAGATTTTTTTACCAAACTTGTACAAGAACACCTTACCCTCATTCTGAGGATTTTTTGGGTCAGATACAACATAGATGTTAGAATAGTAGGAAAGTTTTCTCTTTCTCTTTCTAGCAATCTCTTTGTCACTGTCAAGGCCTGTATTCCAAAGTCTTGTATTCTCTTCAGATACGGGGTCTTTCTGATTAAGTGTTGTCAAAGAGTTCTCAATATACCAACCACCTTTGTCTTGGAAGGCATGAGACCATACTCTTTGCCATGGCATATCTTCGCCATTGGATGCTGGCAAGAAACGAATAACGGCATAACCATTACCACTCTTGTCCATCTCAGGTTTCCAAAACCTGTCGTCCTGATATTTGTTTTTGTTTGCTTGGTCTTCTGGAGCTAGTTTAGTTTCCAGAGCTTTTGTGATTTTGTCAAAATTACTTTGACTTGATTTAAGACTTTCAAAATCCATATTTATTCTCCTTGTATGTATTTTTGTATTCGTTGTTTTCGTGTGACCTGTATAATTCGGCCTCATAGTTATTTATAAGAGTTCTACTTGCGTTTAGCATTTTTCTTTGCCCACTCATGTACACCCTCACCTTTAGGAAGTGACCTAGTCTTCAGACACTCTCTAAACTGTTCTAGCTTTGGTATTAACCAATCTAATGTTCTGTATATTATACTATCCAGCATTGTATTTGTCAAGCGTCTTTTGAAATTTACCAGCATGTGACTTCTCAGCCTTTGCAAGTGTTTCAAACCAATCAGCAATCTCTTCAAAGCCTTCATCTCTAGCAGTTCTAGCCATACCTGGATACATGTCTGTGTATTCGTGTATTTCACCTTTAATTGCTGAGTTTAGGTTTTGTTCAGTGCTACCCATTGGCTCGCCTGTTGCTGGGTCGCCTACTTCTTCAAGGTATTCTAAATGACCATGTGCATGGCCAGTTTCACCTTCAGCAGTTGACCTAAAAACTTGTGCTACTTCAGCAGCGCCTTCAATGTCTGCCTTTTGAGCAAAGTATAAGTATCTTCTATTTGCTTCACTTTCACCTTGGAAAGCTGCTCTTAAATTGTCTTTTGTTTTACTATCTTTTAAGTTCATAAACATCCTATAAGTTAATTAATGCGAAATAGGTGGGACTATGGATTTACCCACAAGCAGACGACCGGATACCATGTCCTAAACGCCCACAACCAACTTCCACTCGGTAGAGTGATGTGACACAGCCTATTTCTAGTACCATGCCTGAGTACCACCTCTAAGTTGTCAAGTTCGACCCTCTGGTGAAGGCCTCTTCCTTGCACTATAAAAAGAGAGTAATTAATTCTCTTTTGCATTATTAATAATATACTACATTTGTAGCATATTGTCAAGCGTGGAATAGCTTATGTATTCCACATTTGGCAATTTTTTATTGTTCTCCCACTCGGTAATAGGAGAGTTGACGGCATCTCTACCATCATTAAACTGGTTTACCTTGTAGAATTTGACCTCTGGAAACCACTGAAATAGGGTATACCACTGTCTAATCCAATTAACACAAGGTGTTGGTGCATTTTGTTGTGCAACATAATTCTTTGTTGACTTGTAAATATTATTGACATGTTTGGTTGCACTATACAAATCATGGCCAATTAAAAATATCTCTTTTGGTTTTTCTTGTTTAATAGAAACATAACCTGAAGTAGGACCACATGACCAACCATGGTCTTTTGGTGTTTTCTTATCACCTTGTTCATTTACCATAATATCCATAAGTGATGTTGACATATCTGGATGTTTAATCCATGAAACTTTGATAGTTGAGTTGTTTACATTCTTTTTATACTTCTCACCATTTCGTTTAATCATATCAACAATGCCTTTTAAATTAGCACCATGCATAACAAATTGGTCACTATCACCTCGTTCATTTGATACAAGTATTTCATCTAAATGTTCTTTAGCATCCATCTCACTCATACCACCATAGACCATTGGTTCATAATGCATTGCTGGTACTTTTGTCCAATCTCTAAAGAAACAAGGTATTTTCTGTGCCACACCAGCATGATAGACTTCATGCATCATACCGTGGTCAACTGAACATAAAACATCTGGTGTAAAATCTCTATACAAGGCATTACAACCATATATCTTACCATACTTTCGTAAGTTTTGTAAATTGTAATCTCTACGACTTTCACCGTTACCTATGCAAAATACTCTACTCATTTACAAATACCTCTTTCATCACATCTCTCATTTCAACCAAATTATATTGTACAAATGGTTGCATCTTTTTTAATTTCTTACTTACTCCTGGCCAAACAATCTTTTCTTCAATTTGATTATCCCATTTACGGCTGAAGTTAATAATCCTGTTAATGATGTATAAAGTCTGGATATGAATTTTCTTTCTGAGATATAAGCGTAAAAGTCTAGTATGTTGTCCATTATCCACGCTGAGGCCAGCATCAAAAGAAAGATTATTAGAAACAAAGTCATCACTAACCAATACGCAATCGCTTCGAAAATTGTACCTATAACTGTCTTGGTATTTCTTCCATTTAATATATTCCTCAGAGCCGTCATTTCTTACTAAATCACCAACCCACTTATTATTACTAACAAGAAAATTACTAACAAAATAAGTAACAATTTCTTGTTGATTAAATCTTTTAGATAACTTATGAAAAAAGTGTCTGTCATTTCTTTTTGTAAAGCTTTCAAGTTTGACATTAACTTTTCCACCATATTTACCATAGTCATAACTATCGGTAGTAAAATGGTTTTTAACTGCCAAATATTCTTTATAAACTTCAAATCCACCATAATTCATATTCTTCGTCTTCTAAAATATCTTCTCCATAATGCACTTCTTGTCATAGACACCACAGTAAAGATTAATGCAATACCCATACTGTCAAATATACTAGGGTGTAAATCAAACAATGGAAATACTAATAACTGTATAAGAACAGCCAATATAAAACCACTGCCTACATCAATAACACTTTCAAATATATCTCTACTCATCATCTAATAGATACTTAGTCGAAACAGGAAAGTGGTCTTTCATATGTCTAGCAATTTCATATGTCACCATTCTTGTTTCTTCTTGTGCATCTGCTTTGTTCCTTAAATTACATACTCTAGCAAAAGCATATACCGTACCTGACCAATACCATTCGGTCATCATACTTTGAGGTAATATCATTCTTGCCATTTCTGGTGCAATATTGGCCTCTAACATCTGATTATATACTGACTTACATGCTTGTGTAATATCTGTAACATCAAACTCAACTTCGGTATCTGCACTACCTTGCTTTTTGTTTTCTGCCTTTTCTCGCCATAAGAAAGGCATATAAAATTCTGGTTCATCATCTACATATCTACGACTTACTTCGTTCCACACCAAACCTACTTGGTGTTTAACTAATTGTCTTGCAACAAACACCGGTGCCTTAATTCTAAATTGTAATGAGGCATGACCAAATGGTGACCAATGATTATGTTCTGCTAGATACTTAACTAACTTCTCATCTTTGTCATCAAATTTATCTTTTGTTTTTGCGAATGAAACTCGAGCTGCATTTACCACAGACAAGTCACTACCCATTTTATCAATTACTTCTACATTCATACTGGTAATGTTCCTGACTTTTTCTCTTTTAATAGATTTGCGTTCAAAGCTTCTGCTTTGATTTTCTCTTTTAATGGTTTTGATATTAGGCGGGTCACGGTCTCTATCTCAATCTTATTTGTTTCACAGTACCATACGATAGCGTCCATGTAACTTATTGGTCTTTTATCTTTTACAACACCCTCAATTATCAAACTAAATTCTTTACTATTCATTATCACCTTTCGATATTGTTAAAAGTGGCCACTGTTTCTGTTTCCAAGTACAGTGGCCGAAACTCAGCAGTTTTTAGGCTGCAAGGGCAAAGTTTTCGTTGCCATTTACAAATGCGTTTAAGTTCGCCAACTATTACTCTCTTATAAGTCTTTCAACACCTGTCGAACCTACCACACCCCCCATAAGCACACTCAAAGAATGTGTTTATGGTGGAGGTGGAGGGAGTTGCACCCTCGTCCAGTATGCCTAGTTCACTTATCGTCAACAAGCAATTCTATTCAGCATTTTCACTATTGTAATTGTCGTAAAAATACTTAATCTCTTCTTTTAAGTCCTCTATATAGTCTTTCTTTTCTTTTACAAAGGCCTTAGCAGAACCATCTTCACTAGCCATTAAAATAACAATTTGGTCAATTGGTGTACCAAATAGTTCTTCATACATAATAGCGTAAGCAGTACACTGCATGTAGTAACTTTTATTCCAACTATCGTTACGCTCTTTATTGGCTGTTTTAAAATCAATTACAGATAGTTTGCCATTGTACTCAGCGATACAATCTACTTGGCCAGCAAGTGTTAGTTGTTTACTGTATAAAATTGTTTCTAAACAATGAACATTATCTACCTGTTCTAAGTAAGGTTTCAATATCTTAAATAGACCTAATGGTAATACATCTCTTGTAGAAGGTGTTTCACCTTTAAAGTATTCTTCAATCAATGTATGTGTCGCCTTACCTCTACGAGCAGCTCGACCCATTTCCCATTTAGCGGCCTCTTCACCTACATTTTTACGCCATGCAATTAAGCCTGGTTTTGGTTTAAAACCTAATACGGAAGTTACAGACGGAAATGCCTGACCATCAACCTCATAAAATCTCATACCATTAATTCTTTTGCCTTTGGTCTGTGGCAATTTTGTTTCGTCTAGTGTTACAAATGTTTTCATAATATTCTCCGTATTTGTATTGTCGTATTATCTAATATATCATTGTATTCATAATATGTCAAGCCTTAAATGCCTTTATTAGCATACATATTGTTAATTTTATCTCTATCTTCTTTACAGGCTTGTTCCTTCTTTCACTCGGTCATAGACAAAGCTAACTCAGTGGTTTCATCCACTCTTCTTGTCCAACCTTTACCAAAAGTATCAAAGGTACTTAATTGTTCATAGTAACTTTGTCTGTCTGCTTGATATTTTTTAATTGTTTCGTCAATACCATTTTCTTCAACATAACCTTTAAGTGTTCTTAGTGTATTAGGACCAATACCACCGTCAACAACAGTACCAATCATCTTTTGTAGATACTTGGCTGCTCTGCCTGGACCTGCGTTTACACCAAAGTCAAACACGCATAAATCTAAACCACCTGGAAGTTCATCACCTTTTACTTTGTCCCAATAACCAGTTTTGTAAATCGGTGCCACATCTTCAACTGTCAAATCTTTCATGTCTTTTGTACCACCAAATTCTTCATATACCCTTTTAGTAACACCTAAATTGGTCTCACCGCCAGGATCCTTAGGGTGATTTACATAACCACCTTCATGGTGTAAAATAGTTTCTAAACATTTATCGTAATTTGATTGCATGTAGTTTTTCCTTTGCCTTTAATTTGAGTTTTTTCATCTCTTTAATTTTTGACCATAATGTAGAAGACCTGTTTTCAGCTCGTTGGTTTTCAAGTTCGTTAACTTCTTTTTTC